TCTTTCAAGTTCTTCTCCGTATTGTTGTTCAAATTTGACTGCTAGTTCGTTCATGATGTCGCTATCATCATCTAACATATCACTTAGTTTAACACGTTTAACATTATTTGTCAATCGTCTTGTAGCATGTGTCATCTTAAAATACCTAGTTCCTTGTATGCTACTTGCACACTCTTTGCTTGAAAATAAGCATCTGCAAGAGCATTGTGTAAATCGCTTTGCATTGCCTTACGTGGGTCTACTTTGCATGCACTAAGCAATGTTCGGCTATCTTTGATTTGCCAAAACTGCCATGGAATAGGGCGTTCACAGTTTCGATAAAGGTCTTCTAAAATAGTAATGTCAAACCCGTAACCGTGTCCCCAAATAACATCAACACCAACTAACCATTTAGTAAGTTGATCTAACATCATATCTAGATTCATTCGTCCGTTTTCAGAGAATGCTTCTTCCATTGCTTTAGGGTCTTGTTTGCCCCACCATTCAATAGTGCTATCGCTTGTAGTACGACCTAACTTATCTTGCTGATCAATATCAGGCTTAATGTATAGCTCACTATGCGGTTCACTGTCATTTAAAGCATTAAACTTCACACAACCCATACTTAAAATTTGACAAGTAGGCTTTGTATCTAGTGTTTCTAGATCGATCATTGCATGTGTAGTCATGAAGAACCCTTCCTATTTTCTTGGCCGATACCTGAAATAATAAGCATTACATACAGCAAGGGCCATGCCCATCCTGTTAAGTATCCGGTGATATGCAGAGTCATAAGCACGATACCAGTTAATCCAGTAGTGCCTAGCCCGCTAAGTTGTGTTGGTAATCTCATACAAACTCCTCATTAATACGTAATAATACTATTATAACGCATAATGAGAAGATTGTCAAGTGTTTTTTTTATAAATCGCCGTCTTTTCGATTTTCGGAGTAATGTGCATCAAAGTCACCACCCGGATATCGCGATTTTAGTTTATCAATGTTCATTTGGATAACTTCATTTGGGTCAATCTTTAGTGCGATACAACCCTGCATCCAATACCACATAACATCACCTAGCTCACGTTGCATGTGCCAAATGTTATCTTCGTCTAGTGGCTTTCCTTGAAAGACAATCTTTTTTACTACTTCAGTAAATTCGCCAGCTTCTGCACTAAGTCCTAAACATGCTGTTAGCAGTCTAGGCATATCAGCTTGCCGTTGATTTTCTAAGCTATTCCAACGAGAACTAAAAGCATCATTGCTTTTACTTTCTTCACTAGTTACTGCGTCTACAAATTCTTTATACTTATTCAAGTCTAGTTGTGTCACGAAAGGTCTCTTTCTGTTAAGCGCCGGTTATAAAAGATGATGGATCAATAGTAGCCGGTGTTCCGTCTGTGAACTCTGCGCCAATATGGATACCATTCGGTTTTTCTTTGCTGTATGCTAGAATACTTTCTAGCTCAGCTTTTCTAATTTCAATTTCGCCATCAGCTTCAGTTTCAAGTTTAAGACCTCGAGTCCAACGACCATGCGAAACTAAAATCCAGTCACCTACTTCATAGTCGTCTTTGTTGTCTGGACCTTTAGAATATACTTTACCCCAACGTGGATAAATTCCTCTAGTGTCACCATCGTCACTGCTAATAATTAAACCTGCAGCAGTTGTTTGTTCACCAAAGTGCATTTCAGTTACTAGTACTTGTTCACCAATAGCACGTGGAGTGCCTTTGATTGCGGAATAGTTCTGAGCCATTCTTAGCTTCCTTTTTGTACAAAGTTTCCGGATTCGTCTTCAATCCATTTATCGTCAGCATCAGCTTCTGCCATAATTTCAGCTTCTTCTGATGTTAATTCTGCCGCTACTGGATCTGCTTTAACTTTTACTTTTCTAGTTGCTTTTTCAACTACTGGCGTAGCTTCAGCTACTACTGGTGTATCGGCTACCGGATTAACTGGTGCTGAGTGTACAGATTGGCCTGCTTGTTGATAATGCTCATCGACAATATCTTCTCTTTTACGAATAATTGTTCCACCTGGTCCAAGTTCGTCGCCACGTGCATTTACACGAGCATTACCTACTGCTGGAGTAAGTTCGTTACGCTTTTGAAGAAGAGCCATATCTACTGGCTTTCCTCGTAAACTTCTGTGTTGCTTCTTACCTGCTGATACTTTTGACATATTTGTCTCCTTTTGTTATATACATACTTATCTCAAGAACTCCTTATAGTCCAGGCCATACTGGATCGAGTTTACTTTATGTACGCCAATTAAAAACAAAATATAGCTTGCTACACTTGATCCTCGACCTACACCCCAAACAATATCATTCTCTCGCATAAAGTCGACTAGATATACCATATAACGTAACAAGTCTAACATGTTTCGATTATCATACTCTATGAATTCTTCGTCTAGTCTAGCTACTGATGGATTTGTTTGACATTTCTGTTCTAAGTAAGAATAGATATCCATGTTTTTATATTCATCAGGCATAAACCATTCTGACTGTAACGCACTGTCAAAGTCTTTTTGCTCTACATCAATTGGGATATATGTGGTTAGTTTGTCTAACCCTTGCTCTTGAGCTGCTTTATTAAACAAATTAATATCGTCACTTTCGTCACATAGAACTACATGACACTTGTTGATATTACCTGTATAGATCATATCAACAAGATCTCTATTAGAGAATCGTGGAATACCTAGTTCGTCTGTTTTCATAAGCATGTATATAGTTTAACTGATATTAATCAATTTGTCAAGTGAATTCTCGCCATTTTCGTCATTTTGTTGGCGCATCATCTCTTTTACTCTGCGGTCTTGCTGTTCGAGCCTATAGATATCAAGAACATTTGCAATTTGTGCTTGCACCTGAGGATTGGGAGTCATAAAGTACTTACGTTGTAAGTCAGATACTTTTTGGTCTAACTCTTGTAGTGTAAATCCATCTAGGTTATCTATTAATGGATTAATCATTTTTAAGTGTACTGACCTAAGTATTGTGCAAACACTGTTGTACCTGAGTTATAAGTCCAAAACTTAACAAGTAATGGGTTAGTTGAACTGTCTAGTGTTAGTGTAGGCACATTAGATACTTTTGGATAGTTTGTATCATATTTAATACTTCCGCCGCCTGCTACTGTAAATGTAGCTGTTTTTGCTGTATCATTGCCTAAAAAGCTAACAGTCATTTCAGCATACATAGTTCTTGCTGGCCAGTCTGATAAGTTAAATGCAATAGATGTTGTAGCTACTGGAAGGTTTGTTGTAATGCTTTGGTAATGTCCGTTAAGGAAACTAATGTTAAGTCCAGCAACTACTGTACCTACGTTATGATATTGCGAAGTTTGTACTTGTATATTTGCATCTGCAATGTTAGTACCATTAAAATCATTTGATGCGTTCAGCTTTGCTGTTGAACTTTGCAATGTTGATATTTCTGATGTTGCTGTTGATAACCCTGTCTTAATAACTGTAAAGTTATCACGAAATCCTTGCGTGTCGTTGTCAACACCTGCAATTGGGTATGCTGCATCAATTGTGTCACTTATAATATTACTGGCCATTTTATTTCCTCTACTGTATTATTTATCGCTGTTAGACGTTATACTGGTAATTTGCGAACAAGATATATTTCTCATCCGTGGTGTTTTCGGTTGATTTTACAATATACCTATCAATATCAAAGGTAATTGTTTTTGTATCAAACCCATTATTAACAATGTTTCTAAGTATATCTGCACTTGTTCCGGGCTTACAATAACAAATTGGTATAGCTGTTACATAATCTAATTCTTGAAACCCTGCTTGCGGAGTACGCATCCAAAGCGGCAAATATGTTCTTTCATTACCACCAATAGCTTTAATATTACTTCTCATGTTGTCTATACTAGATATGTATCTAATATTGTCTAGTCCTTGACTAACTCTGACTGCATTGCTATCAGTTTTAATGGTATTAGTTACTGGTCTAAAACGTTGTGACTCTGCATCTGTTAACTGAAGTGTAACTGTAACATCAGTTCCGTCTTTTAGTTCTATAGTAAAGTCGTTATTATCTGCATCAACAAATTGATTTTCGCTACTATCGCTACTATCTCTAGTCTGTACAATTAGTGTATCTTCTAGTTCTTCAAATATAAACTTAGTTACACCTCTAGTGTACACAGGTAAAGCGTCATATCCTGAATTAATACGTTGCTCATCATCTTTAGGACTATATGCTATACTATCAACAGTAATTTCACTTTTTGTAGTTATTTCAAAGTTAGTTTTTGTTCTACCAAGTTTAGCATTGGCAGGATCAATAACTTCTATATATACTACTTCGTATACGTCTTTAGCAGTTGCACCTATTCCTGTAGTTGCCTTTGCTGTTTTAAAGTCACCTAATATGTACTTCTTACGCTTATGATTCTTAGCAGACGCTGCAACAAAATTTTCTATCTTCTTAGCTTCAATGCCTGCATATACTAGCATGTCTAAGTTTCTTTGTAATCCAAATGTTGGATCGTTTGCTCTATAAATTTTATCAGGTTCAAATATATTTCTATCTGAGATAAAGTTAGCATATAATGTTCTTTCAGCACTAGGCAACATTGGTCTCATGTATATGTCTGTATACTTTTTAGTATCGACATCACTTACAGTAAGATCAAATTCCTGCTCAATAGCTGTATATCCAAATCTATCTTTTGCTTCAACAGTAAACTTATACTTTCTATCAAACGTAGTATCACCAGGAAGAACGCCGTCCCACATAACTGACTTTGTTTCAAACGTAGTAAGGCCCTTGTCCGCAGGCGTACCAAACTGTTGTGCATTTCCCAGAATTTCTCCGTTAATGTCTAAAGTCATACCATATGGAAGTTTACCTAATTTAATAGAATACATCATTCTAGTATCAGGAACAGTAGTTTGAGCTTGAATTAGTAACGTACTAATATAGTTCGCAGGAATAGTACCTAAGCTTGCTGGAGTAACCCATTTTATAGCACTATCAATTTCGCCTATAACTTTTATTGTAAACGTCTTAACAGTACTCGGAATGTCTTTAGTATTAGCAACAATAATATCTTCTGAGAATCCGTCGCCTCTAAACAGCCCAATACCATAGTTATTACCCTGCGTAAGTTGTCTAGTTAAGTTTACATCAAATCCAATCCTATCTTCGTTGTCTCTAAGAAGGGTAACGGACATTGCTGTGCTATCTCCAGAATTTGCAAAATGAGCTCTTATGTTAGAAACTATTCTGCTAGTTGCTGTGCTAGGAATATGTATTCTCCAGCGTGTAGCTTGCTCGTTTAATACTTGTACTGTAGCAACACCACCGTACTTGTTTTGTAATACTTGCTTAGTAGCAATAACTCTATCAGCTAGTGTCATACCAGATATTGTTTCTGCTATTTGTGTCCAGTTAGACGCAGTAAATACTAATTGTGTTACTCCGCCAATATCTGATCCTGCACTAGTTACTGTGTGTGCTGTTGTACATTTGTAGATATATCCATTACCACCTGTAGCTGTAGTATTTTCAATCATGTCACCTACATAATAGTTAGCATTAAGAGTTATATCCATTGGAATGCCTACAGGATACATTTCGTCATTGCCAGGAGATACTTGAGTAATTTCATATTCAATATACGGAGTAATACTCTGTATTTGATATTTCTCTGACTCAGTAAATCTTAAAAATCTTTTATTATATTTTTCTTTTTGTACTTCTGTAAGTCTAGTAACAAACATGTTGTCTTGACCTACTATTGCAGTTCTACTAGGAATAAGATTAAGTGAAGGAGCAATAGTTTGATCAACAAAAATTACATCGTAAAGAGCATTTCTATCATCTACGCTTGTAATTTTGTAGGTCCTGTTACCTAAAAGAACTTCACGGTTAATTAATTCAAATAGATCATTAACTCCATCAAGAGAACCTGTTAGATTAACCTTGCCAATCTTAAAGCTAGTTTTACCTAACATTGTATCTTCGTAATATGTTCCAGCAATACTAACACTTTCTAAATCAAATGTCATGCGTGTAGCACGGACAGTAAATTTGTAATCCTGTGTTATTGCTGCTTGGTAAGGAATGTTTCCAACTAATTCACCGGATGAGCCATCTAACTTTAGCCCTGGAGGAGCAATACTCTTTGTACCGTCATCGTTAGTGCTTTCTAAAGTATAATATAGCTTGCCTTCAAGTGTAGAATTATCTACAATATCTAAGTAAATAGTTTGGTAGTTATTTGCTCGTCTGTATCCTAACGCTCCAGGAGTAATCCAAACAGGTTTTCTCACGTTAGTAGCTGAAGATTTAAATATTCCAGTACTAGCACTCATTAAAGTGTTATCAGCTTTTAAGAAATCATCGCCAACTACATAAATTTGAAATTCTCTTTTAACAAATGATTCACCATCTGTTACTGTTACTGCAAATGGATAGTATCTATTAAGCTTTCTTGGATTTACTGTAGGCTCATTATAGTCGTATGTTTCTCTATCGTAAAAGAAGCTAGAAAACCCATTTGATGGAGTAACTCCGTAATCTAAAGGAAGTGTTGCATAGTTTTCTGTATCATATCCGCCACTTTCAAATCGCTTGTCTAAGGATAACAACGGATCTGTAATACCACTTAATAACCCACCTTCGGACATAGTAATACCTGGTGGCAGCATTCCGTCACCGTCTGCAATAAAGTAAGTTAATTCATCACCAGCGGCAATGTCTGTGTCAGTTGCTGCAAGTTGAAAATTTATTAAAGCACTGTCAAGCACATAGAATACACTATTTGGTCCAATTGGCAATGCTCCTGCTGAAGTCCCCCAAACAGGATCATCAGGTCCTGACACTGCAAATTCTATAGTCCTGTCTTCCCATAGTCCATTATAACTAGCTCGAAGCACTGCTGTAAATACTGTATCATATGCAACTTCGTAAACTGTTCCAACAATACTAGTACCTTCTATTCTAGTACCTGTGGGCAAACTTCCACTAATTAATTTTAGCGTAGGAGTTACACCATTTGCCATTGGCAAACTAATATCAACAACACTTCTTTCAATTAAGTTAGTAAGTCGTGTTCCTGTTGCTACATTCCATAATGCACTCTGTACTAATGCAGCATCTAATGTTACTTGATCTACTGTTGCAGGAACAAGTTTTCTATTTTGTTTTGTTTCTGTTCCAAATATATAAGGATAACTAGATTTAACTGAAGCTATTCCTATATCAGCCGTTGTTCCTTCAAATGTTAAAAAGTAAGCATAAGTTCCATTTGGAAAGTCTGGAGTTTTAACATATCTTCCATTGTATCTATCCAATGTACCTTTAGTTTCTCGGTATTCAAAATCTTGTAAAAAACTACCTGCAGTAAGAGTCACAGTGCCTACACCATCAACCTCTATAGTTCTATCGAACTTAAAATCGCCCGGACGATGATCATCATTAGGGAGTACAATATAACTCGAGGACATTTGTATTACTGCTGAATTATTATCTGTTCCTGTAGCATATCCATATGGGCCGTAAATAGGATAGCCATCAAAGCAATACCCTACGATTTTACTGTGGCCATCAATGTGTCTATACTTGTCACCATTAAAATCTGTTTGATTAAAGTACGCATTGGCTGCATACATTTTATTTGTATTCCATCCACTATATAAAAAAGATCCATCGTGATAATGATAAGACCCGTTGCTTTGCGGATGTCCTCCAGCACCATCTACACCATATGCAGATTGTAAATGAACTGCATTGTAATTAAATCCTATAGGAGGATAAACAGTTGACCCAGGCAATATTCCAAATCCAGCACTTGGATTAAAGGCTACTACACCATTAGCAAATATGCCTTGGGCACCTAATTCAGTTGCTTGAGGATTAGAAGTGTTTTCACCTGCTCTGTTTTTAATTCTATAACTATAAGCTTGTGATTGAATAACATTTGGGTTATGTCCAAATAACCTAACTCCAGTGTTAGTCATTCCATGCCCTGCTAGTGCAGGATAAGGATCACCGTTACTAGTTGCTGTTATTACTTGTCCGTCAAACGCAAATGTAGTTGAACTTGGATATGTTCCTTCAGGATCAGATACATTTAGTTGACTAGCGTTCCAAGCTACTGTTGATATAGCACTGGGTGAATCTGGTTGATTTTGATGCACAAATGCAAAGTTGTTACTTACTAGCGTTTTAATTGAAACAGTTACTTCGTGCCCTTCAGGATATTTGTATTGTAATACATCACCAAATGGTGTATCGTATGTGTACCTAAATGTTCCACCAATGTCTGCAACACCTAAGTTATCTGCAATCTGCGAGCCAGTATAGCCTTGCCCTTTTGCTACTGCAAATGCACTAGCCTGTGCTGATATAAAAGTGTATCCAAAATTATGTACACCTCCTACATAAGGAAATTGTGTATCAGATAAGCCGTGAAAGTTTATAAATTTTCTTGGCTTGAATGGAATTTTGATAGTAGGAAAGTTTGATATATTAACGCCAGTTGATTGTTCATTTACTGGAATATAAAAATTACCACTTCTATACATCATAGATCCAAAAGTAGAAGCAATTGCTACAATTTGGTCAACACCTGGTTCGTCTAATGATATATAAGCTCTGTTAGCTAAACCGGCTCCGTTACTAAAGCCTAAAATTCTAATCTTATTGCCGTCTACGTTTTCGTATGTTTTTAACTGTGTACAGAGGTCTTGCAAAAACGATACATCAGGCGCCTTTGTTTCTTCGTGTGCAACATTCCATTGATTAAGATATCCCGTAGGAGCAATTAATATATGGTCGGGTAATATAGAATCCCAATTACTTAATGTTGCTTGCCCGTTACTACCCGATCCGTGTAGTAATATTGTAACTGGAATTCTTTTTCCAGACAATGAAGCAAGATTTGGCACCCTAACAGAAATTGGATATGTAAACCCATTGGCCTGCTGGAACCAAGTTTTGGTAATGCTGATCGTAGTATTAGTTTGTAATTTAGCCATATCAATTCCTTACTACGTATTTATCGGAATTCGATTATACGGCAATTGCGCCAAAGTCGACTTCTATTTCGTTTGCTGATACACAAGTGCCCATATCTACATCATCATTAAGCATTCTAAAGTCTACAATATTATTTACTGTATTAATTACGCCACCCATGTCCATGTTACTATATGTAGCATAACTCGCCGCTGGATCAATACCATTAATTAAACCAGTAACATTACCTGTTAAATTTCCAGTAATGCCTGTTGAAATAATAGTACCAGCGTTTGTTATATTGAATCCGCCGGCATCTAAGTTGCCACCTAGTGCAGGAGTTGTATCTTCTGATAATTCTGCTACATCTGTTTTATTTGCAAGTTCTACCCATACACCGCCATGACTATAATATGCACCACCGGTAGTGTGTACATGTACAAATAATCCATGATATGTGCTTGCACTTGGTAAGTCTGCTAAAGTGCCATAAACATTGTTGTAAAGTAATCTGCTGTCGGCAAAGTCATATTGCTTTGTAACATAACTATCACCAGTTACGGCAGTTTGTGTAAGATCATAAACTTTATTATTAGCTATTGTAATATTATTGTCTGTGGTTGTAAGTGTAAGGCCTGCGCCTCCTACTAGTTTTTTAAACTTTAAGTCGTAATTAATTTTTTCTTTGAATACGCCTTCGCCAGTAGACCCTAAGTTAGTTACCGTAGTTTGTTCATCGTCACGCAGGTCTAATTCGTTAAAGTTGTTATTTACTTTTACAAATGCTTCTCGTAAATCATCACCAGTGCCGTCGTTTGCGGTGTTGCCTATGTTAATTAATTGAACTGCCATCTATTTTTCCTTGTTATACTATTTATGTAGATAATCCTACGTTTGACGTAGTAGTAAATGATTCGGCACTTGCAAAAGGTGTGTGCATAATTAAATTTGTATTAGCGTTTGGAACCCATCCAGATTGACCACTTGTTGCATGCATAGAGTCTAGTACTGTTTCGATAGGTTTAGTAAGTACTTTTTTACCATAATCATTATA